CACAGTTTAACTTCCCAGTGTTCGCTATGATTAAGAGCATTATCAAATTTGGCAATCATCGCGGGAAGAACATGTGATGTTTCCAAATCAAAATTATCATTAGGACCATAAAGATTTGTTGGCATCAAAGAAATGGCATTCAATCCGTACTGCTGACGATATGCCTGACACATTATAATCCCAGCAATCTTTGCAATTGCATAGGCATCATTCGTAGGTTCCAAAGCACCAGTCATCAACTGGTCTTCTGTAATTGGTTGAGTGGCAAGTCTTGGATAGATGCAGGAAGAACCAAGAAACAGAAGTTTCTTAACATTCCAACGATTGGCAGACTCAATAATATTTGTTTGAATACGAAGATTCTCAGTCAAGAAATCTGCCTTATAGTTATTGTTTGCCATAATACCACCAACTTTGGCAGCAGCAACAAAAACATATTCTGGTTCTTTGACTCTAAAGAGAGTATCAGTTGATTCTTGGTCTGTAAAATCTACACTTAATCGAGTACCTCTAATAATATTACCATAACCTTTACTATAGAGTTTTCTGACAATTGCAGAACCAACCATTCCATTGGCACCTGCAACTAAAATCCTACTATCACTGTCCATAAATGCACATATCCTCAACTAATTGTTTAAAAGAAGTCTTGGGTTCCCAACCCAGTTTTTCCCTTGCCTTAGAGGCATCACCTAATAAAGATTCAACTTCAGCAGGTCTAAAATATTTAGGATCGACCCGAATGACCACCTTTTTAGTATTCCAATCATACCCAACCTCACGCAAACCGTCACCCATCCATTCAATCTTCATACCAAAATAAGGTGCTGCTTCTTCAACAAACTCACGAACCGAATACTGTTTTCCAGTGGCAATTACAAAGTCTTCTGGTTCATCTTGCTGAAGCATCAACCACATTGCTTCTACAAAATCTTGAGCGTGACCCCAATCACGTTTGGCATTCAGGTTGCCCAGATACAAACAATCCTGAAGTCCTATAGAAATCTTGGAAAGTGCCTGAGTAATCTTACGGGTCACAAATGTCTCACCACGACGAGGACTTTCGTGATTGAAAAGAATACCAGTGCAGGCATACATTCCATATGCCTCACGATAGTTCTTTATGATCCAGTATCCATAGAGCTTCGCCACACCGTAGGGAGAACGGGGATAGAAGGGCGTGGTTTCCTTCTGTGGAGTCTCCTGAACTAATCCGTAGAGTTCGCTTGTAGATGCCTGGTAGATGCGTATACGGTCTTCCATACCCAGTAAACGGACTGCTTCAAGGATGCGGAGAGTTCCCATAGCATCCACATCAGCAGTGTATTCAGGCATCTCAAAGGAGACCTTAACGTGACTTTGAGCACCAAGATTGTAAATCTCATCTGGTTGCACCAATTTAATAACTCTTACTATATTAGTAGCGTCTGTTAGGTCTCCATAATGTAACTTAATATTTTGATATATGTGGTCAATTCTGTCGGTATTGATAGACGAAGATCTGCGAATGATGCCATGAACTTCATAACCTTTTCCCAAAAGGAGTTCGGCAAGGTATGAACCATCTTGACCTGTGATGCCAGTAATGAGTGCAACTTTCATAGGATTTTTTTAGCAAAACGATTAACAATTTCAATTTCTTTTTGGAGACCATTATCCATACCAATACCAAATTCAGGATTAAATCCAAATACAGTATTATACATTGGATGAACACAAAATCCATTATCAATATAAAAACACTTCTTATTATGAGCGTTTTTATATTCACTCAGGGGAACTTCATCAAATCCATCATTTGGAAGCTCTAAGATTTTACGCCAATCTTCCGTCTTAAATGCAAAGACATTATTTGTGAAGTAAGGGCGATTAAATTCTTTGAGAGAATATTCTTGCTTGGACAGAAACTTCTCCATATTATTGAGAATATATTCACTAAGAAGAAGTTGTGCTTCAACAGAAATACGAACGGGATGAATGCCACGATAATAGTGATTGATTGCGGCAACACCCTGATAATATGCTTCTGGATTCCACTCTGTTGCTTCCAGAGTGTATTTGTTCAGTGACATATAATCCACACCCCAAAGGTTATTGGGCATCAAACGACGAAGAAACATTTGATGAAGTTGCGCCTTAACATCTGCATCATCAATGTATGCCTCAATGAATTCATCCACCAAAGGAATATTTGTAGAGACCAGAGGAGAAAGAAGAAGAGTATCTGGATCATCCAAGATTTGAATGTTTTCAATTAGATAATCCCATACGTGATTGTTCATAAAACAATCCTCATCTAACTTGATTGAATATGGATTTTCATCTTTACTGGCAAGAGTTGCCTTGGCAAGATAGTTTCCATTGTAAGGAAAGATGATTACTTGATATTCAATACCATCAAGATAATCTCCCCAAGGCTCATCATTCGTGGCAAGAATATTGACTTTGATTTTCTTTTTGTTTTCTGGTTTGATCTTGTTCAGGAAATGTGAAGTCAAACGCCAGTATTCAATCGGTCTGGCGTGGGGCAAATAATCAATTGTTATCATAATACCAAGCAATAGTTTTGTCTAGTCCTGTATCTATAATAGTCATTATTAATCGTTTTTAATTGAATATTTTTCCAAAATTTCTGGAGAATATTGGAGAATATCCTCTCTCACTTCTTCTTCTTTTTTTGCCCTTTCAAGTTGATAAACTCTATTTCTAAGTTCAGTAGTTGAAAATTGATGCCTTCTCAAATGATAGTAAATTTCTATATGATTATCAATACAATATTGCTTTCCAGTAAAATCAATATCCTTATATTCTTCACTTAAAAATCTAATATGAAAGGTTTGAGTTTTGATTAGATTAAGAAGGTCTGCTTCGGTATCATAAACAAGAATCTCATCCACATATTTACATGCCTGTACCTGAGCATATCTCTCATAAATTGATTGTACTGGTTTATTTTTTAAACCAGGTCTATCAATTGTTGGATCAACCTGAAGTGCTACTTTTAAATAGTCACACATTTCCTTTTCCATCTTGAGCATTGTAACGTGCCCCGCATGAAAAAGATCAAAGCAACTGCAATTAAAACCAATTTTCATATATAAAAATCCATTTATACTATTATACCAAAAAAGGAGAGTTTATGCAACTCTCCTCATAGGTCATTAAGGCTCGCCACCAATTCTTTAACTGGAAATTGGAAACCAGGCGGAGAAAGAATTCCCCATCCGCACCAATTGCCTTTGAGAAAGGCAATAAAACAATAGGGTCGTATTAAATACTGACTCCACCAGTTCTGTTTGAGTCCATCCGTGACTTTCAGGGGGTCCCGACCAGTACTTTTTAAGTCTCTCCGTGACTATTGACCTCATTCAAGAATATCATCCTCTTTCACATAACAAGGAACCCTATCAGGATCTAGCCAACGCGCATATTGTTGATCTTCCATTGCAGTAATAAGTTGCATAGAATTATCAAACAAATAAATGTCATTCCAATATTTTGTGTAATAGTTCTGTTTTTGTAGACGATAATCAGGCATACCATTAAGTTCGATGATACCTTTCTCAACGAATCGGTATCCTTCACGTTCAAGAATAACTTTTGTCATCATACAACTTCAGAAGTTTCAAGGTCTTGGGCAATATATTCCATGAGAATATCATAATTATCTAAAGCATCTTCAGAGAAGATTACACCTTCATTTTGATAATAACGACGAATCTTTTTGTAAAGTTTCGGACTCTTTACATCAAGATAAAATTCACCATTAACCGCAGATTTAAGAGTTTGAAGATCTTTCTTAAATTTAATTGTAACCGACATTGCTTTGATTTGTTTGCCTTGTTATTATAGGATGAAATGACCTTTAAGTCAAGTGTGCCAGTTGTGAAACTGGTAATCGGCGTGGCAGGGATCGAACCTGCGACTTTTCCGTCCCAAACGGAACGCGCTACCGCTGCGCTACACACCGTGGCGGAGAATAATAGAATCGAACTATCAGGCTTGCACCTGGCATCGTTTTCAAGACGATTTACGGACCATCCGTGCTATTCTCCAAAATAAGTCCTTAACGGACTTCAAAGTCTAAGCGTCTTACTTTA